AAACATCGTATTCTGGAACCTTAGATCATCTGATGGTGTACCAGTTCGGTTTGACGAAAGTGGCGCTGCTCTAGTTAGTGGCTTCTCACCATCGATCATGAAATCGATTCTGGCAAATGAAGATGGGATAACTCCACTAAGTGTTATGTATACCGCAATCAATTCGACCAGATACGATCTCTGAGTATAAATAAAAATAGGTGCTGCAGTTGTTGTGGCACCCTATTATATCATGTGTATGTGAAAACGTTTTAAACATGAAAGAAAAACAATGAAAAAATCAAAATTATCAACATACATCCTCTTGGACAGATCGGGCTCGATGTCTGGTTCGAAATGGGAACATGCAATCGGTTCTATCAACTCATATGTTGCAGAACTTACAACTGGTGATGAAATCATCGGCGACGTTACAGTCGCAGCATTTGATGGTCATCACATCAATCCATTCAATACAAACATAAATCTGAAATCGAATGTATCATTTGATATTCTTCGCGAAAATCAAATTTTGTCGAAATTCAAACCAATTGAAATCAATGAAACGTCACCAAGAGGCTCAACACCCCTTTATGATGCTACTGCACAATTGATTAATATGGTAGAAACTGATAACAGCGAAAAAGCTATTATTATCATTATGACTGACGGTGAAGAAAATGCTAGTACATCATATTCACTAAATGCAATTAGAGACAGAATTAAAAGCTGTACTAATCGTGGTTGGGAAGTAGTATTCCTCGGTTCAGAATTTAATGCCGACACTGTCGCACAAAATTTCGGCCTTGGATTAAACAAAGTAGTTAACAATGCTGCACATGAAACCGCTGCAACTATGAATTTCTATTCAACTGCAGCAAGATCATATGCATCTTCCGGCGCTGCTATTGATACTACATTGAGAAGAGCCGAAGTTAAGAAGTAATTAAATAATAAGAATCGGTGTCAGCATTTAACATCAGAGCAGAGGGGTGATAACCTCATTAATATCAATCAAAAAACCGATTCTGATAAATTAGGAGAAAAGAAATGAAAAAGTTTCTATTAGCAATAGCAGCTCTTGGATTATTAACACCATCAGCAACATTTGCGCGGGATCGTGATGGTTACGATAACCATAGACAACATGATAGAGAAAATCATCATAGAAACCGCAACAATTCAGGTGCTATTATCGGCGGGCTTATCGGTGGTATCATTCTAGGTGGCATTATAAGCTCTCAGAGCCGTTCTAGTGATAGTTATACATCACATTATTATGATAAACCACGGCGCTATAGATATATCACACGACACAGAGAACAATATTGTGTTAAAGAACAAATTGTTGATCAATATGGCGATGTCTATATTAGAACTACTTGCCAATGACATATGTAAGAACCATAGATAAAATAGATACGACCCTAATAGCAGGTTTGCTTGGTGCACCTGTTTCAGGCCTCGTCACACACAGTAATATTGTTGATGCTAGACTCTATGAAATCGAGAAAAGAATCCTTCAGATTGAAGCAAATCAGTTGACAACCAATAGTTAATATGTTATAAATAAATTTTAGTTCGTCATAAGGAGTAGAACTCCATTTATCTCTTACGCAAGCTTGCGTTAAGGCGCGAAGACAGTACTTCGGTACTTTAATTTAACCTAAGGCAATAATGCATTCCTTTGTAAGAGGGGAATGAGAGAAAGAACTTTTTAGTTTTTGAGTTTTACATTCTTTCTTTTTGTATTAAACATATAGCAATACTATGTGAATAATAGAACATTAGTGCTGTGCATACGGAGAAAAGTATGTTAAAGCTAACGAAATATATTACAGCAGGAATATGCTCATTAAGTTTAACTGGTGCATCATTCGCAGCTACAAACGAAGCGGTTACTACTGAATCGCTAGTTCCAGAAATTTTATTTCTTGAACCACAAGAAGTTGTACAAGAACTTCCTGCTTCTGTACTTGGTATAGAAGAAGATAAGAGTTCTGAAAACTTAACAGAAAAAGATTATGTTCAAATTGAATGTCTTGCTCGAAACATGTATTTTGAAGCAAGGGGTGAAGGTGAACATGGACAAATAGCTGTCTCAAATGTGGTCTTGAACCGCGTCAAGGATGATAGTTATCCCAGCAACGCATGTAATGTTATTCACCAGCGTTGGAAAAACACATGTCAATTTAGCTGGGTCTGTAAACCAGATAGAATAAGAAATCAGACCCTCTATCAAAATATGCTTGATTTAGCAGAAAATATTTACATTGGTGATATTGAAGATGTTACTAACGGTGCATTATATTTTCATGCTACGAGTATTAGACCAAGGTGGGCGCACCAAAAACGCAAAACACTTAAAATTGGAAGACACGTCTTCTATAAAGGGTAATTATGACAAGTAAAAGTGAAATTCTCGAAAAGGATGTTCATTCAACTGAACGTTTCATTAAAGAGATTAATTCATTAGTTGAAAATTATAACGTAGAATTGATTGATGCTATTGTTAATTATTGTGAAAAGTACAATATTGAAATAGAAGCAATAGCATCAATTGTTCGTTCTAATAGTAAAATTAAAGCTCGGCTTCAGTGTGACGCTGAAGATTTAAATATTCTACCGAAAACTTCCAGACTCCCAATATGATTCCATTCGATGCGTATGTAATGTATCTTGCTTGCAAAATGCATTTCAATAGTCCATCTTATGATTATTTTAAATACAACGGAAAAGTCAGAGCGAATGCTCAGAAGTTTGATACTAGACGTGACAAATATTTCTATTACAAACTGTCGAAAAAAGACGATCTATTAAATTATTACGCAGCAACTCTGTCTGAAAATCCAGACACATGGGTTGATGCATTGTTATCTGAAAAGGGTGAAAAAAACTATGCTGAGTGGAAGCAGCGACAAGAGTCGTTTACTTATCGATTCGGTTTAGAAACTCAAGACCTCTATCCAGATTTTGATTCACTTGTGGTAGTTGAGGGTGGCCAACATCCTATGCTCTATAAACACTATAGACAAAATGCTATCTCAAAGGAAACTCTCATCGTGTTAGATGAGATTTATAATATTTTTGAATATTGGAATTCCAATATCGAGGATGTTATTTTGTGGCCAAAGGACTTTATGCTACTACAAAAGTATAAACCCTTTATTCGTTATGATGTAAAAAAATGCAAAAACATTTTGAAGAAGCATATAAACCAGTATAAATAAAATACTACATTATGTTATATGTGGATAAATCGCAATACAACGAATATAAGGATAATACAAATGTCATTCGCAGACCTTAAACGCTCTTCAAGCAAGAACTTTGATAAAATCAATCAAGAACTTTCTAAACTAAATCAAAAAAGCAGCTACGGTAAAGACGATGGTCGTTACTGGAAACCAACAGTCGACAAGGTCGGCAATGGTTACGCTGAAATTCGCTTTCTCCCTCCAAAAGAAGGTGAAGATCTTCCATGGGTAATGATATGGGATCATGGCTTCCAAGGATCTAATGGCCTTTGGTACATTGAAAACTCTCTAACAACCCTTGGTCAAGATGACCCAGTCTCTGAATATAACAGCAAGCTGTGGAACTCTACATCAGATGATGAGGGACCAGAGAGAAAACAAGCTCGCCGACAGAAGCGCCGCCTTAGTTACTACTCCAACATTTATGTAGTAAAAGATGCTTCAAATCCAGAGAACGAAGGCAAAGTCTTTATTTACAAATACGGTAAGAAAATCTTCGACAAGATTAAAGATGTTATGCATCCTGAATTTGAAGACGAAGAAGCAATGAACCCATTTGACTTCTGGTCGGGTGCTAGCTTTAAACTTAAGATTCGTCAAGTTGAAGGATATCGTAATTACGATAAATCTGAATTTGATTCATCATCTCCATTGTTAGCAGATGATGCTGATCTTGAAGGTGTATATGAACAACTTCATTCTTTGAGTGATATTGTTGATCCTAAGAACTTTAAAAGCTATACTGATCTTAAGACAAAAATGCTTAAGGTTCTAGATGAAGAACCAGAAGAAGCTCCATTACAAGAAAGAGCTAAGCAAGCATCTTGGACTGAGCCTAAAGAATCTACTACTCCAGCAAAACCTGCTGCAGAAAAACCTGCCACAGAAGATGCCAGTGGCGATGATGACTTAGAATTCTTTAAGAACTTCGCTGAATAAAAATGAGGGGGCTTCGGTCCCCTCACTTTACTTGGAATATAAATTATGAGTGAATTTTTTAATTATTCGAGTTCAGCTAGAACTCAATTCAATCCCGAAACAGTTGAAGGACCAATATGGTCCGATTTCTCAAGTTCATCAGAACATGCTAAAATGCTTGTTCGCGCGAAGCAAGTGAACGATGAAAACTATTGGAATTGTATGAGAGAAGTGTTTGATCACGATTGTGATACACTTCCGATGTCACGATTTAAAGCATGGGTGTCTGTATGGAATGTTCCGCTAATGTCCATGTCTAGACATTCTGTTTACATCAAAGAAGCTCTTACGTCCCCACCACAAATACAAGATCTTATACAAGATCCTGGTGTTGGTTGTAATAGACAAGATTTGGATCAATATCTTAAAGTCTTTTCAGACAACGATATGACGATGAATCGTATTCAACATTACGGCCATCTTAAATATTTTCAATTCAAACCCAAAGATTATAAAACAATAGTCGAGCTTGGCGCCGGCGTTGGAGACATGGCCGATTTAGTTTACAAACTCGGTTTCAATGGAACATATTCCATCTTCGATTTTACTGAAGTGTCTCGTATACAAAGGTATTATCATGATGCTCTTGGTCATACTGATATTACATACACAGACAATGCAGATGATCTTGAGCCTGCCGATCTTTGTATCGCAACATGGTCTCTTACAGAAATGCCATTCGATTTAAGAGATCAAATCTTAGATAAAATTGGTACGACTAAAACATGGCTCATCGCATATTCGAGAAACATTTTCGGATATGATAATGAGAAATGGATTAATGAAATATTTTTAAAAAGATCTGAATTGAAAAATGCTAAAACCACAATCGTAGACATCCCCTGGATGGATTGGGACGGGGGAACTAAATATCTATTCGTTGAGAGGGTTTAAACCCAAAATACAATAGATAATCACTTACAACAGATCTATCATTAGAGGAGGGCGGTGTTTGAATCGTTCCTCCTCTTTTGTTTATGTTCGGCATGTCTAATGCTATTTCTTTTTTAATATCTTTTTCGACAGTTCGATCAACAGCATCTGCGTACTTTTTAGCACTGAATTCACCTATCTTATTAACTTTTCCACTGGCAATTTCTGCTAATGTTCCCATATATTCACTATCAGTTTTAGCTAACCCGCCAATAATTCCGGCAAGTTTCTTCAGCGGGTCTTCAATAATATTTGGTATATATTCAGAATCAACACTTTCAGTTGAAGGACCTCCAGGTGCCGAAGAAAACTTTCCTCCACCTCCACCTTTCCAATACGACCGCGGATTAGCTCCCTTTGTTCCAGTCTGCACATGAAGATGATTCTGGTGTGCTTTGTCAGCTTTCCATAGGACATTATATCCAGCGGCGGTTAGTTCATCGGCAAGATTATCAAATTCTTTATTCCATCTAGGCGAATTTGCTTCAACTATTCCACCTGGTGCATTAACATCAAGAGCCTTACCATCTGGATGCGATGATTTTTTGTTGCCACGATTTAAATCAAGACTAGCACCCAGACCTTTCTTTTCAAGCCATTTTTTCAGAGCTCTGATATTATTGCGGGGCGGAGAATCTTCGCTTTTAGATTTAACCTTTTCGGGCTTATTCTTTTCTTTGTCAGTGATTCTCCATTTGTCAGCGTCACTTCTAACCTGCACTGGTGTTCTATTTGTGGTTACTTTAACGGCTGGTTTTGCTGGTGCTTTTGCTGGAGCTTTAGTTGCCGGCTTTGATTGTGTCTTCGCTACAGGAGCCGGAGGCTTTGCTGGTGCTTTTGCTGGAGCTTTAGTTGCTGGCTTTGCTAGTGCTTTTGCTGGAGCTTTAGTTGCTGGCTTTGCTGGTGCTTTAGTTGCTGGCTTTGATTGTTCTGTAGGAGCTTTTTGCTCTATCGATTTAACATATTTAGATAGTAGCTCTTGTGGTTTAACATATTCAGATAGCTCTTGTGGTTTAGTGTAATCTTCTGCACCGTAAGGTTTTTCTTTAAGTTCATCGAAAAACCCTACTATCGCATTAGCAAGTGGAAATAATGCGACAGCTAGTGCACCAAGAGCAACCGACATCAATCCTATTTGTGATTCTTCTTCGCCTTCACCTTCTAGTTTTTTGGATGTAAATAAGCCCTTACTAGAAGCAGAGACTTTTTCTATAAATGATTCTCTCGCATCTGCCCCTCTATCTTTTTCAATCTCATATTGATTATCTATATCTTTAGCTATAGTTTCATTTATAAGCTCTAGTTTACTTATAGCTTTAACCAACAGAGAGGATGACTCTGATGACCAATTCTTATTTTTCTTTTTAACTCTAGTTGGTTTATTTTTATCAATAAAAGATTCATCTTCTTTAACAATTTTTGCAGCGGCTGGAATGTTATCAGACATTTCAGCAATAGCCTTTGTGGTAACAAATCTTTGAAGAAGTTTCTGAATAGAATCAGGAGCTTTTCTGTTACCAGGGCTCATAACCCAATGCTTGTTTTCTATATCGAATGTATATTTAGTATCACCGATCAGTACTGGTTCAACACCGCGATCTTGTAGCAGTTCAGTTGGCTGATTTTTAGTACCAGTTGCTTTTTCAATAAGTGGTATTAATTCTTTAGATGCGTGCTTCTTAGTTTTAGCATCTATCCAACCCTTTTTCTTATTATAAACAAATTTTTGTCCAGCAATAGTAATTGCTGTTGCTGCTTCTTCTGGTTCTTTTTCTGTTTTCTCTTCAGCAGCATTCTGTTCTCTAACACGAACAGCCGATTCATCTTGAATGTGTGGGTGTGGTGGTGTACCAGCCGGTGAAAATTTACCTTCATGTATCACGTCGATAAGTGACTGTAATGCTTTGTTTGCAATTATTCCAGTCTTTTCTTCTACCCAACCATTTTGACTATGTACATATTTTTCATCACCGATAGTTACTGGCTGTTTCATTTAGCAAATCCAAAAAATCTGATATATCCAGTAACTATATTCTTATCATCAGTTTTATAATTAGGATTGATGACGTCTAATGAACCACCATTTATTGATCTTATAACCGATGGTATGTCTAATGGACCAGCTCCCTGATCATTAGTGGTTTCTTTCTTCATCATACCTTTAATAGCGTTTGTTTCCATCTCCATATTTTTCTTATAAAGATCTAAATATTTTGTATTGTCTGGCGCTTCAATGGTGGCTGGTTTATATGTTGAATCAGTTTTAGCAAGACCTTTAAGTGGAGCCAATCCTTTTCTAAGCATTTCTGCAACAGTAATATTTTCTTCTTCTGGATTTACTTCCTCTGCTGCTCCATTAGATGAAACTTTTACACCATCATTAGAAATAGTTTTTTGCGGTTTAAAACCAACATAATTACCAACTTCATGTGAAATTATCATGTTCTTGGCTTTAGAGAATGGCATGCCACGATAATCTACATTGTCTGGCAAAGCGGCCCACGTCATAGTAGCGACGTCTGCATTATTTCTATTTTGATTCCAGTAATACTCACCCAAGATGTCTTGAGTTCCCTTATCAAATTTTAATTTCTTCCAGTCTTTACCGAGAGCTGCGGGAGCTATTGTTTGTATAGTTGCTTTAGTAAATTGATATGCACCTACAGGTGAATGCCCGCGCTTGTCTAATTTTTCTCCACCTTTTTCTTTTGCCTTTTGTTGTGTTACGGCTAAGAGCGTGTCCTGAAATTGTAAAACTTCTTCTATTGTGAGGCTTGATAATTTTTTATTGAATGTTGATTGTGGAGATGTATATTTACCGTTACCAAAGACTATATCATAAGCAGACTGTGGTGCATTCATCACAACATCTTCTTTTTTCTTAGCTTTCTCTGCATCTTTCTGATGTGGTAGTTTTTCCCCTGGCTTTACTATATTAAATAATCCCGGTTCTGATTGAATCCAAGTTTTTCCACCAAGAGCGCGATTTTGTCTTTTAATCGATTCAGTTTCACGTTTAGCTACATCTGCAGCATTTGGTTTTCTTACATTAAAGAGCCCTTCTGGTTCTAGATAATTTCCAAGTTCAGAGAGTTTATCGCCGAATGAAGCATTGGCCTTTTTAAATTCACCTTTCTCTAATAGTGTAAGTATTTCTGCAGCCGCCTGGCCAACAGCATTAATGTTAGATGCGATTTTTGTTACTGCAACAATTTTATCAGAAATCCAGTCAATATCTTCCTTGGTAAGAGTCAATGCTTTTATTGCTAAAAGTAAACCGCCAATTTTTAATAATGGAGATAATAATGAACTTCCAGCATTTTTAATTTTTTCTCCGGCGTCACCTCGCCATTCTTTTCTTCTTAGAGCACCAACACTAAGATGATCGTTGGCAGACTCAATTATAGTTTCGCGAGAATTTGCCGACTTAACTTTTTCTACATTTTTATCAAATTCAATTCTTGCTTTTAGATTTTCATTAATTGAATCTAAATGCTCTATCATAACACCGAGAAGTTGTTCTACTGGCATTTTAGAATTAACACTAGAGCGAGTTGCAACCTTCGCTGCTGGTGGTACAACAGAACCACCGATAGAACTAAGTGTGTCGTTCTCAGTATTAGATGCCAATGCACCACCGAAGGTATCGTTCACTGCTCTATTAATAGGCTTCGACTTATCTTCATCAGAAAGTGCTCCTTTCAGACCACCTCCAACTATTTTTGATTTAACCATCGTTCCTATTATTGCTGGCAACATTTACTTTAAACTTCTTTTCTCTATTTCTTTTCGTTGTTCTTCTAGATATTGTAAAAGCATGTCAACATATATGTCTCTTTCGAATGGTATAAGTTGTTCAATATCAGTTATTGAATATTTGTGGTGCTGAGCCAGAGCGAATATTAATTTATAATATTCAGCAAGACTGATATGACTCAGCGCTACATAAAAAAATCTTTTACTCCAGTAAGAATAATCGATCTTTCCACACCATTATCATTTACATAATTAAGTTCCTTTGTAAGCTTTGGCATTTTTTCAAAGAAGTCTTTCATCTTATCAAATGTTTTACCTGGCAGTGTGTCTAAGTAATCTACTTTTTCTTGAAATGTGTATTCGCTAAATAGATATAAATCATCTCCATCTGTAATTGTATCTAAGCAATTTACAATAAAGAACGTCATTAATTCTACATTGTCTTCAAAGACAGGTGCATCTTCAACAATCTGTGCTGGTGGATATTTCATAGTAAGAATAACCGTATCATTAATTTTGATGTTTTTTTCAACCTCAAGAATTTCTATTTCAAGTTCATCTAAGTCTATTTCGAAATCACGTATCTTTTCATCTTCTTTATCTCTATAAGAAACAGTAACCATATTGTTAACAGATTTTGCTCTTATTTTTAAGAAGAGATATTCTAAATCAAAGCTTGCAAAATCACGAACATCAAATTCAGTATCTATAACACAGTTGTTAACAATTTGTATCATGGCTTTAATGATGGTAAGTTCATTCCCATCTTCTTGTGCTATAAGAAGTATCTTTTCTTCTTTAACATTGAATTGTCTATATGAAATTACTTTCTTTGTAGATGGTATTGTCAATTCAAATAGTGGTTGATTTATAATTTTAGGTAACATAATTTTACTCCAATAATATTAAAATGAGCCCGTGAAAATCTTACCAAACAGGTCGGTTTTATTTCCAGTAAACTCTGCGTATCTAGCATCATTAAATTGTGCTTGGATAGTCGCGAAATCGTTAAAAATTCTTTGTGGTATTTCTGCTGTATTTTTAGGTGTTATGATATTAATATCTGTGTATGAAAATTCTATAGAAAGCTTAAGAGCGCTGTCTTGTTCTCCCCAGGAAACTGGGACATCATTTATCGCGGATGGAAACACATCGAATATTTCATATATGACAACTTGATCTAATGCATTATCATAAATAAAAATATTCATTTTTGGATTGGAATACGAATCTTTATATCCAAGTTCATATGGACTATAATTAAGACCGCCCATTGTCGACGTGCTGACCATGTCTCTACCGCCAGCAGAATCATAATTAACAATAGTTTTCATCCACATATTAAAAAATTCCATTATTTTTCCACGAGTGTCCAATACCCAGTTCAATGTAATATCATTAAACTGTGCTGAATACGGAACTCTTTCAATTGGACCGTATCCATATCTTCTAATGGTTTCATCTTTAAGTAATCTTATTCCTGGAAGAATTGCACTCTCACATCTCATTGCTAATACACTACCATTATCTGTTATAAAATTACTTAAGTTAAATGCTGGTCCATTATTAAATGGTGAAAATGTTACTAGATAACTGTGAGTTGGAACAATACCGCTTTGGTTCATTTCAGCTTTAAATGAATCAATATTAAAACGGCTCTGTCGTGTTTTCGGAATATCTGGATATTCACCGACCTGTCTTTCGAAATTAGACATTATATATTGCCTTTTCTGAGTCTGCATAAACACGATTAGCACCGCGCTTTTGGAATCTAGCTAGTGGAAGGAAAATCGCAATGTCCCATTCTGAGGGATATATGTACATGAAATTGGATCTTACTTGAGTATTTAAATAATGTTTAATACACGGTTTGAAATATCTTAGTTTAGATATAGAATTAAGTAATTGATAGTTCATTCTTAGTTTTGTCGTTTCATCAAATCTACCATTATTTGCCAGATCGTACAATCCATCCATCAGTCGTGCTCTAAGTCTTGGTGTCAGATAATGAAGATTAATTCCGTAGAATCCACCTTTGACTACTTTGAATGGAAATATGAGTGGAAGCCTATCCCAGTATGGTAGTGTGTCTTTAAATTTAGCATCGTAACTAAATAGATACATAGAGCCAACTTTTGGTGTCATGACGGCTCTTTTTGTGTCGCTCATCAGTTTCTTTTCGTTAACTCTTTTAACCGAAGCCTTTGTTGTTTGTCTATACCACTCGCGTGCTTCTTTGGTTCTCGCTGGCACTTGCCCCGATCTCATACCTTTAGTAACAATATCGTCAAAAATCTGTTTTGACATTTAATTCTCCAATTTTAATTATTTATTCAAAATTTCAGGTTGAGTTCTTTTTCTGTTATAACTACCCAGTCCCAACCCTTATTGGCACAAACCGTCTTCGCTGCTTTCCACTTGGCATCATTTATTGCCCATGTATGTACTTCATTCAAATATCGTCTAGATGGTTTGCCCTTCTGAGCACGTGGTGGTTGTGTTTGAGCAAATGGTTTTACTTCAACTAATATTTCGCTTATTTTACCATCTGAATGATTTCTTTTCTTCACGTAAAAATCAGGAAAATATCTATGGACTTTGTTATCTACCGGTGACCTGTAGGGGATTATTATTTCTTCAGAACCCCATTCTATAACATCAGGATGTGTATCTAATTTAGACATCACAATAAGCTCCCACCTACTCCTATATACAATATTAGAAGGGTCTCCAGTGTATTTTTTGGGATTTTTTGGTCTAAATTTACCTCTATATGCTACCATTAAATATTTATAAATAAAATAAAAACGAAAAGAGTTTTTAATGAGTCTCCTAAGTAAATTTACAAAAAAGTCTAATTTAGACCCCCTAAAGCGTTTAGCTGATGTCGCGACCCGATCTTTAGAAAATAGTTTCGAGAATGCTGTGGAAGATTTATTTTCTAGTGCATTAAGGAAGAGTGGCTTATCATCAAACATTTCTCAACAGCTGTCTTCTCGTTTTGGTGATGCTCTAAAAAATGAGCTTGCCGACAAATATTTTCAAACGGCATCATCAGAATACAATAGAGTCAGTAGGCAAGAAATATGTGATAATTTCTTGCCTTCATATGCTGATACTTCATCGTCTTCAGTTAGAAAAATTGACGATAAACTGAAGAATTTGGATGGAACAAATGTAGATGTGCTACAATTTCCTGGGAATCTTGCTAAGTATTATATGACTATGCAATTTAGACAGTATGTTAGACAGGCCCCACAGCTTCAATCGACATTAAAATTCGATAATGCTATTATTTTGCCTATACCGAGAAAACTAGAAGACGGATTTTCTCTTAACATAAGTGATTCGAGTCTAGGAACTCCTGGCGCAATTGCAGACGTTATTCAGACGGTGGCTGCCGGCGCTAAAGAGGGTTATAGTTCAACAAATGCTGTATTATTTTCATTCATGACAAACACTTTAGGTGAACTGAGTAATGATACTAAAGACGCTGTTACATCGTATCTCGGATCAACACCGAATCCACATGTCGCTGCTATATTTCAGGGTGTAAATCTAAGAGAACATCAATTCGAATGGACTTTTGCTCCCAGAAATCCAGAAGAAAGTGTTAAACTAAAAAACATAATTCTTAAATTAAAACAAAATTCATTGCCAGCATTTAGTACTATAGGCACTCCAGTTTTTCAATATCCATTAATGTGCCAGATACAAATGGAACCATGGCATCGCATTGGTGCTGATTTGATAACATATAAGCCTGCGCTATTAAAAGACGTTAAAGTGAACTATTCACCGAATGGAATTCCATCATTCTTTGCTGGAACTAATTTACCAACATTTATCAATATCAGTTTATCATTTATAGAAACAACATACTTTACATCTGGTGATTTTGATAGAGCCGGCTATGATGATAATCAATTAGAAAAAATAATTGATAAAGCTGGTGACTTGATTCCAGATGGTATAAGAAAATATGTAGGTGAAGTAGTCGGCGGCGCAGACGATCTAATAAAGGGGTAGAACTGATGGGTAAATATTTCGACAAATTTCCTTTAGTGGATTACAATGGCAATATAGCAAAAAACATTTTAGTAAATGTAGACTTTACAGATGCAACAAAAAATGACATATATTCATCATTTGATTTCATATTAACTGACGAATCTTCGCGATCAGATTTATTGTCTGAAGTTCATTATGGATCACCTATGTATGACTGGTTAATTTATATTACCAACAACATGATAGATCCGTATTACGATTATTATTTAGACGATAGTAAGTTGAACTCACACATAATAAAAAAATACGGGAGTTATGTTGAAGCAGAAAAGCAAATATTGCATTATAGAAATAATTGGGCGCCAGATGATAGCACTATACCTTTATTATTATATGACTCATTAGCATTAAATGTTCGCAAATATTATGCACCCGTTGTAAATTCATCAAATCAAATTTTAGAATATGTTAGAAGAAAAGAAGATTGGGTAGTATCTACCAATAAAATCCTAAAGCTTTATGTTGATGACCCAACACTTTTCACAAAGGATGAAAGGATAACACAGTCCTCAACTTCGGCTCAAGCCACTGTTATAAAAGTCGATGATGATAATATTTTAGTACAACATGTTGTTGGCACGTTTGATGTCGCGGCATTGAAAACGACTAACATCACATCAACTGAACTCATCGCTCAAAATATTAGTGACGAAGAAGCACCATTCTGGGCTTCTGTATCTGCACATGAACATGAAACTGAAGAAAATGAATTAAAAAAATATATTTCACTTATCAAATCATCATATTTACCAGATGTTGAAAAACTATTTAATGAGCAAATTAAAAAATGAATAATGTATTAAACGAGGGAAAATATAATCTTCTCAATTTTACACTTTCTACTCCAACAAAACCGTTGGACATTTCACCATACGTAGTAATGTGTGACATATATGAGAGCATTCTTTCACCGTCAATTGTGGCTGAAATAATCGTAAATGATTCAACTGGTATTTTTTCGAATATAATGTTGAATGAAGAAGAATTATGCATTTCATTTACTACAAATGTCGATGGACCACCAATTCACTACAAATTGAAAATCGTAGAAGTGAACCCAGTTCTTAGAGCAACTAATGATAAAAGTGTTTCATTCGTCTTAACTTGTTTAAATGAAGAAGTAATAAAATCACATACTACCATAGATGTACCACTTGTTAGAAAAAAATTAGAATGTGAGAAGGTTGTTACCACCATGATGGAAAAGGTGTTGGAAACTAAGAAAGACGTATATGTAGAAAAGACTAAAGGATTACACTCATTCTCTTTCACAGACACACCACCGATGAAAGCTATAGACATTGCTCGTCGAGTAGCTATTTCAGCAACACATCCCGGTTCTGCTTATGTATTCTTTGAAAACGCTCAAGGATTTCATTTTAAATCACTCGAAAAAATAGTAGAAGATGGTCTAAAAAGAATTGGTGATAAGTTTTTTATTCATAGCGCATTAGCTAATGCAGATGTTGCAGGAAGTAAATGGAGAAATATCATCGGTTACAAGCTCATACAAAGCGGTAACCATAATGTCGCATCATTGATTGGTGGATATAGCACATCATCTAAGAGATTAAATTTGATCGAAGGAACTCTCGAATATTATGAAAAGAAAGCAGATGAAGTAGAATTCGTAACTCTTAATCCTGGATCTATAAATGCAAGCAGTGAAAGACAACAAGAAAAATCTAAAAGCAGAGGTGGCAAGAGTCTAGGATTATATTCCTCAGACGAGGAAAACAATCAACTATCTGAAAAGATGAATTTTCTTCCATACTACTTATCGCAATTTCTATCAGTCATTGCACATATGACTATATACGGTGATAGTACTATTACGGTCGGAGATGTGTTAACATGTAGAATACCTGAAATGAATGGACTTACTACTAATGAATATGTTCCTGATGACATTATGACGAGCGGGAATTATTTAATATGTAAAGTTCGTCACGTACTCACATTTGGTGATAATCCACAATACTTTCAGGCATTAGAAATAATAAAAGATGGCATAGGTGGATCAATGCCGAATGTTAATTTTCATAGGAATGCATAATGGATGAATTGGAAGACGGTGGATGGTTCATCGGTATTGTAGATGATGTTAATGACCCTAAAAAACTAGGTCGAGTAAAAGTGCGTATATTAGATGACTACGATCAAAGTGTAGATTCTGAAGATATTCCATGGGCGATTGTTTTAGGTCCTACAACTGGCGCTGCCTTTTTGGGTGTTGGTCATGCTGTTGTTGGCATGATGCCTGGTTCTAGAGTAATTGGATTTTATTTAGATGGTGACAAAAAAACAAAACCACTTGTTATGGGGACTCTACCATTTATTTTAAAGGGTGATGAATTAGATCATTCTACTTCATCGATTGCTAGAGGGTCTGGTCCTATCAAAAAAGACTATTTGGATTATGAACCAAAAACGGAATATGCTTCTCAATATCCCCTAAATAGTACTATCACTACTAAAAGCGGGCATGTAATAGAAGTAGACGATACACCAAAAGCTGAAAGATTACACATATATCACAAGTCTGGGGCATACATAGAGATATTTCCAGATGGTAAAATAGTAACTAAGTCCCCAACTGATAACATAGAAATAACTATTGGTGATAAGACAATAGTTTCTGATGATGGAAATATAAATATTAATGCCAATAAAAACATAGATTTGATATCTAGTGATGGCGAAATTGGTGTTGTTGCAAATAAAGACGTTGGTGTAGTATCTACAGACGGTTCAGTAATATTGTCTGGAAAAAATACTACAGAAATTAGAGGTTCTATTGTTGAAATTAATGCAGATAATGCAAAAGTTAAAGCTGATACTAGCATTTCAGGAAACGTTACTATAAAAGGTGTTGTAAAAATTGTGGGATTACTTACTGTTAATGGTCGTACTATTTAATTATAAATAAAAGAAAAGAGAATTAAATGGTAGACACTAGAAGAATTGATAAAATAACTTCTGCAAGAATAGACAACAAGACTTTTAATTATAGTGATCTGTACACAAATTTCAACAAGCACCCTGATACAGGCTTTCTATTAAAAAACACTGATGCTAATTCTATCAAAAGAGCTCTTCGCAATTTAATACTGACCAATAAGGGTGAAAGATTATTTCAACCAGACTTTGGTTGTAATATCAGAAAAGCATTATTTGAAGACATGTCTGACATTACTACAGACACAATTAAAATATACATAGAAGATGCTGTTCGCGACTATGAACCAAGAATAAAAATAGAGCAAGTTATAGTTGCTCCTAATGAAACACACAATTCATACGAAATATCAATTGTTTATGAAATAATAAATAATTCAATACCACAAGCACTCACTTTAACATTATATAGAAGAAGATAATGACAGCAAATAGTTCAATAGTACTCAGTCAATTAGATTTTGATTCATATAAAGGCTCATTACAACAGTTTTTAAAATCACAAGATGAATTTAAAGATTACAACTTTGATAGTAGTAACATGAATGTTTTACTAGATGTTTTATCATATAATACATATTTACAAACATTCTATTTAAATATGGTCGGGAATGAAATGTTTCTCGACAGTGCAAAACTAAGAGATAGTGTAATTTCACATTCGAAAGAATTAAATTATCTGCCAAGATCTTTCAGATCTGCTGTTGCTAAAATCAATGTTGTTATTAATGCTACAGATCCAACTAAAAAATCTATAGTTATGCCGAAGGGCACGTCCTTTATTAGTAGAGTTGGTGATGACAGTTTCTCATTTTCCACAGACAATAATATAGTATCTACAAGTTCCAATTCTACGTTCGTTATTGAAGATGTAGAAATATACGAAGGTTCATTTTTAAACGAAACGTATATTGTAGATTACGTAGATCCTATCAAATATAAAATAAATAATAAAAAAGTAGACATATCCAGTGTTGAAGTTTTAGTAATAGAAGATAATGGTTCTAATCAAATAGAATATCGCAGAACTACATCGCTATTTGATCTTGATGAAACGTCTATGATATTTTTTATTCAACCAACATCAGGTGAAACATATGAAATTGTTTTCGGTGATGGTTTAATTGGCAGACGCCCAAAAAATAACTCAATTATTATTATTGAATATAGAATATGTAATGGTGAACTTCCAAACGGGGCACAGAAATTTATTTCTTCTGGTAGAATAGACGGAGAAGCAAACATAACAGTATCTACAGTACAAAATGCCAGTAGTGGCGCTGTAGCAGAATCATTAGAATCAATTAAGTATAATGCTCCACGAGCATTTACAACACAAGAACGAGCGGTTACAGCTGAGGACTATGAAAACTTATTAAAAACAAATTTTCCAGAAGTCAATGCTGTAGTTGCATATGGCGGAGAGGATGCAAATCCTCCTCAATATGGGAAAGTGTTTGTATCAGTTGATCTAAAAGATATTGATGGACTTCCAATAATTAAAAAAGAAGAATACACTAAATTTCTTCGTTCAAGATCAACTGTTGCTATGGAATCTATTTTTATATCTCCAGAATATACATATCTCGATGTAAGGACCAATGTAAAATACAACATCAATAAAACTGGTTTCAATCCAGACGATATTAGAACCATTGTTACATCATCTATGCTTAATTTCGCATCAATCAATCTTAACAATTTTAGTAAAACACTTAGATATTCAAGATTTATAAATGATATTGATGATTCAGATTCAAGCATTCTCAGCAATGAAACTGAAATAAGTCTTATAAAATATGTATTTCCAAAATTAAATGTCGCGCAAAATATTAGTATAGATTTTAAAATTCCACTACTATCTAATATGTCGAAGACGTCTGATGAGCATTTAGCTACTGATAATCATGGGGTTTATACTTCATCGTTTACATACGAAGGTCAGGCTGGTTGTATAATTGAAGATGATGGTGATGGAACTTTGAACATATCAGTACCAGTTGGTGCATCACATAGAAAACTTAAAAGCGTTGGAATTGTAGATTATGACCGCGGACAGCTCAATATAGACACATTAAATATATCCAATTTGAGTGGTAGTGTTTTAAAGGTTTACGTGGTGCCAAGAAACAAAGACATTAGTAGTAATCAGAATACTATATTGAACATTTTAGAACCAGATATTTCTATAACAGTTGAACAAATTAGAGAATAATGAAAAACACAGAAAAAAATATTTCACAATTTGTTGAAAATCAATTCCCTGCATTTTATGCTGAAGAAGGGCCACAGTTTGTTGCCTTTGTAAAAGCATATTACGAATGGTTAGAACAGGATGGTAATCCTATTTATGAAGCTCGTCGTCTGCCAGATTATCGAGACATAGATTCTACCTTAGACGAATTCATCATTTATTTTAAAGAAAAATATCTTAAAAATATTCAATTTGATACAGCAACAAACAAAATTCTATTAGTGAAAAATGCATTAGATTTATATAGATCTAAAGGCTCAGAAAGATCTGTAGATTTATTCTTCAAGCTAATTTATGGTACAGACGCCGACGTTAGTTATCCAGCAGAAAACATAATCAAAGCATCTGACGGTATCTGGGAAAAGCCAAGATATCTAGAAATAGCATATTCGAAATATAATGTGGATTATGTCGGTAAACAAATTATTGGAGCGGTATCAGGTTCTACGGCTTTCGTTGAAAGATATATAAGAAGAAAAACAAATCGCGGTTACGTTAATCTATTATACATATCACAGGCATCTGACAACTTCGCGAAGGACGAAATTATCGGAATTAACGTAAACGGATCTCCATCTTTCGTTTTAGATAAAAGAGTAAAACTAATTGGATCTGTGTCAAATGTTATAATTCAAGATCGTAGTAGAGATTTTAATGTTGGTGACATAGTAACATTTACTAGTTCTGGCAGAGGTATCGGCGGCGTTGCCAGAGTATCTGAGGTGCGTGCTGCGTCAGGGGTGATTGATTTCATATTTGAAGAAAGCGGTTGGGGTTACACCATTGATGCCAATTCTATAGTTTCAGAAAAGGTTATATCGACATCTGAAATAAATCCAGATCCATCATCTGAACAAACTTTCAGATTGTTTGAAAGTGCTAACGAGTCATTAATCAATTTGGCTTTCTCGTCGGCCTCTGCTAATCTTGCTGTTGGTTCAACTATAACGAGATATGCTTCTGGCTCTCCAACAGCATCTGCAAAAATAATTAATCTAGATCAATCATCAAACACTGGGAATATGACAGTGTCCCATATTTATGGTGCATTTGTAAACAACGCCACATATTTCACATCAGGAAATGTTTCATCTTTTGTATCTGACAGCATAGAAAATAGAACTATAACTGGTAAAGTTATGGGAATTCCAACTACATACACACTGTCGACCATAGGACAAATTGGTGAAGTTAGTTTTGGCGATACTATAACACAAAAAATTAATTCGAGAATATTAGGATCTGGTGTAGTTCAAGACATAATCTCAACAGTATCTGGAAATGTTATAACGGTATCAAGTGTTACCGGCTCATTAAAAATTAGTTCTGCTGCTAAAAATTATTACTACACTAGCGGGACCGGCAATATAACATCATACATAGCTAATACATTTATTCTTGGTTCTAGTACAAATTTTGATAGAGACTATGAAGGTGGATTTCTATATTCAAATTCTAATACTGAATTGGGAACAGTATTATCTGTAATTAATTCTACAGCACTTTTACTAACTTCTACACCAACGAGTGTAGTAACCAGCGTATCACATTCATATGGTCCAAAATTAAATATTACAACATCAAATAATTCTACTTTAGACATAACATCTATATCTAGTACCGTTGGGATGTATGAAATACGAAAATATTTTGGTGTAGTTAATTTCGCATCAGCATCAAGTGCTAACATCATTAATGCAAATAACATATATCAATATACTAATGGAATCGTGTCGGCAAAAGCAAAAGTTATGACCGCGTATGAATCCGGTTTAGCTGGTAACGTTTCAGTCATATTGATTAGTGGTTATTTTGAAGACGGTAAGACAATCTATACGGATTCTAACACGTACTCAGCCACATTAGATACATATCAAGTTACTGTTGCTGGTGGAGACTATATAGCATCTCCTCACGCCAAAATTCAAACAGTAAATTCTAATACAGAATTTGTACCAACATCTATAAGCTTTGGTAGTGGGGCAGCATTTAACATTGCATCCATCGGCGACACTGAAACGATATTCATTGGGACTGATATGCTTTCTGCAAATAATGTAGATAGATCAAATTATTCTAGAAGAGAATTAACAGTCGGCAGTAACACTGGAATAGCACTGCTTGGTTATGTTTACCAAGAGAAAAATAAAGTAGCATTCAACGCTAACACCAGTGTTAATGCTGCAACTGGTGCTTTCACTCTGCTTAATCCAAGCAGCAAATTCGTTGTTGGTGATATTGTAAAATATTCGACAGCAACTGGAAATACTGCAATTACTGGTATGGCTAACAACGATCTATTCTACGTATTATCATCAAACACTTCTACTGTAACCTTGTCATTAGTACACGATCACGGTGTTGTTCTCAATGATACATTATCACCAGAATTTACAAGTGGAGCAACATCTGAAGCTGGACACTATCTATCGATACAGTCTTCTGGTAAAGTGTTTAATTCTACAGGCACATCTATTCTAGCAAAAGACATTTTAAATAGTTTTTCAATCAGTGGTGGTACAGCAAATACGACACAATATGCAAACAGTAATTTAATATTGTACGGTAATACTTCAGTAAATACAGCGATATCTGCAGTCGTGACTGATACTACAACAACTGTAGCGAACCAAGCATTTATGTCTCTTCCACTTTCTGTTGATTCATATGGATTTCCAAAGAACTCATCTGGAAATATTAAAGATAGAATATATTCGTGTCTAACATTTCAGCAATTTACTATAGGTTCTATTGGTGGATTGACTGGAATAGATCCTGGTTCTGAATATAATGTAGATCCATATGTACTCGCTCATCAGCCATACATTTCGGCATTTGATAGAAAAGATTATACGATAAGCATAGCAAACGCAACTGGTACATTCTTAATCGGTGAAAAAATTAATCAATCCTCAGCAAATCTCGTACACTATAATTTAAAGGTTGATAAGTTTGTAAACACTGAAACATATGTAGAAAAAATAAACACATTCAACAGTGCTATAGAGGTAGATGCTAATGATTTTATCTACACGTCCGCATCAACAATACAATTTAATGCAAATACTGAAGTGAATGATGTTGATGAATTCATCAACATCACCGATCACACATTCTTGGATGGCGATTACGTCCGTTATTATACTGATACAGGCAACACTGTTATCGGTGGACTAGCCAACAATACATATTATTATGTAGTAAGCTCTAACACTGCGGGCATAAAATTATCATCATCTTTCGATGGTGTTGCTGTCGACATTACAGCATCTGCAACAGCAGAAGATGGACATAATATCAAAAGATATTTAAATACTATAGCAAACAACAATATGGTTCTCTATAGAATTCCAGCCGGAAATACCGCGATATCAGGTCTTACAGACAACACAAGATATTATGCGGTTAATGCAAATAGTTCTGGTTTTGCTGTATCGACAGCATATGGTGGAGCCAATGTTAATATAACTGCAAATGTTGCAGCTGGAGAATCACACACATTTACCACAATTCCTGGTTATCAAATCGGTGATAGGGTTTATCAATATGTATTGAATACATTTAATGGTAATACAGCGGTAAATTCTACCACCGAATTTATTACATTATCTCCACAACCATATGAAGATGGAGATAATGTTCAGTATTATACTGACACTGGTAATACAGTAATAAGTGGTCTTGCTAATGCTGAATATTATTACGTAGTAAATTCAAATACAAGTGGCATCAAATTATCTACTACTGTGGGTGGTGGAGCAATAGACCTTACCGGCACAGCAATATCAGAAGCTGGGCACAATATATTATCTACTACAAATGCTGAAATAACTCTGTTATATGCGGATGGTGCTAATACATACGTTAGAGTCCGCGACGTTACCAATACGTTAGCGAATAATTATACACTATTCTCATATACAAATTTATATTTAGATGGTTTAGTATCTAATGTAGAATTTCAAAGTATAACAGCTACTGCTACTGGTATAGTTAAATCTAGTAGTAATAGCGCAGTAAATGTTAAAAGATTAAATTTTGAAAATACATTTATAGAAGGTCAAAACATAATTGGCGATGTATCTGGTACTAGTGCTAATGTAATAAGCGTTACTGAAGATAATTCTCTAGTATATCCCATAGGACTGAATGCAATTGTTACTGCAAATGTTGTAACAGCTAATGGACAAGTTTCTGGTTTACAAATTGTAGATTCTGGATTTGGTTTCAGTAATTCAGAATTAGTTCAATATACGTCTGAAGATGGCACTAGAGCCGGAACTATTAAAATTGTTACTGGTGGGATTGGTATTGGTAAGGGATATTATAGAAGCTCTAAGGGATTTCTTTCATCTGATATGTATATCCACGACGGCGATTTTTATCAAGAATATTCATATGAAATATTGTCAAAGATGTCATTTGAAAAATACTCATCAATGTTTAAAACCGTTATGCATGTAGCTGGGACTAAATTCTTTGGTTCGGTAAGAATAGTTGAAGTCGCAAACGTTCAAATGACGTTTAGTGACTCTTCAATATTACAAGCAAATACAATATAAATAAATAAGAAATGGAATTATTAAAATGGCTGTAACACAAAAAATTGTTACTTCTAATTTCAACGTTAATAATGCGAAAGAATTTGTATATTCGTTCAATAAAGTTGACGTTGATAATTATTATATGTTTGTAGGTAAGCATACACCTTATGCGGGCGGAGATAGTAATATTACTATCCCGGATAATAGTGTCCAATCGTCGCTCATTGATGTTTATAACAATATGATTTTCGCTAAAAGAATAGATGACACTGACGTAATTCATATGGTGGCAAAATACACTTGGACAACGGGTACAACATACACTGAATATAGTCATTTAAATACTAATTTGATAAACGATCAATTCTATACTGTCGTCGACGACATTACCGAATATAACGTATATAAGTGTCTTTCTAATAATGGTGATTCGGTTTCAACTGTCGCTCCTTCTAGAGTCGGTTCTCCTTCAGATCTTGACCCGGTAATTACAGGTGATGGGTATATGTGGAAATATATGTACACCATTACAAAGACTGATTATGATAAGTTTTCAACGAATGCTTATATCCCAGTAACAGCAAACACTGTAGTAATGTCAAGCGCCGTTCCAGGAACAATTGAAACTGTTAAGATTACTAACGGTGGCTCTGGGTACGATAACTATATAGCCAATGCAGCCTTTCAGGTCGGTGACATAAGCGTCTCAGGTATCAATACGATATATGGTGCACCATCAAGTGCTGTTGGAATAGATAACTTCTATACGGGTGGAATGATTAAAATTACATCTGGTGTGGGCGCTGAACAATTTAGAAAAATTGTAGATTATGATGGAATATCTTCACAAAAGAAATTCTTTCTAGATGCGCCATTTAGTGTATCTCCTCAGGTCGGTGACACATACGAAATATATCCATATGTGTTTGTGTGGGGTGATGGGAATGAAACGATTGCAGCTGAAGGAAGAATTATAATAGACCCAGTAGCAAACTCTGTAGTAGAAGTTGAAATGCTGAATGTTGGCGCTGGTTATAGACAGGGTTCATCAACACCAGGTCAAACCCCAAATACTAATCTTCCTACTATTGATTCCATTTTAATTGATGTTCCTATTCTAGTATCATCTGCTGAAGATTTTCTTGTTGCACAATTAACTCCGATAATATCGCCGCAGAATGGACACGGATCAGACCCATATGAAGAATTGTTTGCGAACCGCGTATGTATCAGTACAAAGTATACTGGAACTGAAAGTGGACAAATTTCTATTGATAACGATTTTAGACAAGTGGGTCTTATAAAAAATCCAAAATTCACGAACGTAGATTTGATTTTAAAACCGGCTAATACGACCGGAAGCTTTTCTATAAATGAAACAGTTTATCAATTTAAACAGAAGAAATTATTAGGCTCGGTTGAAACAATCAGTGGTAATAACATTGTTATTAAAACAAACCAAGGAAAAATATCATCAACTATTGATATTTTGAATGGTGGTACTGGGTATGACAATACCACAAATAATGAATTGGTATTTGATAATTCTAGTACTGGTGGATCTGGAGCAGCAGCAATATTTGCAAACAATGGATCTGGGACTATCACATCCGTCACAGTTTCTAGCCAAGGTTCATTATATGATATCGCACCAGTGGTTTCTGTTAATATAACTGGAGCCGCACTTGGTAGCAGCGCACAATTTCTAGTATCACTCGCAAATCCTAATGTACCTTCATATGACGATTCTTTTGAACCTAATGATATAGTTTTAATAAATAATAGTAATACCAACCTCATTACTACAGTGTCTAGTGTTCCAACGAATTATCAGATAAACCTAAACGCTAATGTGTCTTTCTCTACGTCTAATGCAGAAGTATCTGCAGTTGATATTGGTGCTGTTGGTATAGTTACATCGATTAGTAGTGGACAAATAACATTATCGAATGTAACTGGAACATTCAGACCGGGAAGTAAAATAATGGGTCTATCATCTAGTGCCACTTCAGTTATTGGAGATAGTAGTTCCATACAAATAAATGATAAGGCCGTTTTAAATTTTAATATTGGTGTTCAGTTAACCAGACTCGTTGGAGATTTTTCTTCTGGTGGAACCACATTTGAAAATGACGAAAAAATCATACAGAATTCATTAATATCGTATGCAAGACCTGAAGGTGTAATACACCATGCAGAAATCAATGGCGGTACTGATGATGACATTTTACATATATCAAATGAGTTTGGTATATTTAATCTTGATAATGCCGGAGTTAGAACAATACTTGGTGAAATTAGTGAAGCAACACTAGATAATTTATCAAATAAATATACAGGAGACTTTGTTAAAGATAGTGGTACTATTTTATACATTGAAAATATTGATGCCGTTACAAGAAATACGAATAAATCAGAGACAATCCAACTCATTCTCGAGTTTTAAGGAAGAATAATGACGCTACAGACAAATTTAAATTCTGCGCCATACTATGATGATTACGATCCTTCTAAGGATTATTACGGAGTGCTATTTCAGCCTGGAGTGGCTATTCAAGCCCGCGAACTGAATCAACTTAGAAGCATTTTACAAAATCAAATAGAAAAATTTGGTGATAACGTATTCAAGCGCGGAACAATTTTAGAAGGATGTGATTTAATATTTCATAAATCTCTTCCGTTTGTCAAAATTAAAGATTCTGAAACTGATGGGACACCGATAAATATATCAGAATACAACAATCTTCATGTTAAAAATGCTGCTAATGTTAGCGCATACATCGTTAAAACTGAAGCTGGGTTTGAAACGCGCTCACCAGATTTAAATACTTTATTCGTAAAATATAATAGTTCAGGTGCTGACAATAATACAGATTCATTTGCCGCTGGTGAAACTTTAACAATATACACACCAGAATATCCAATATTCAATTATAAAATTAGTGATGGTTCTAGCGGATTTTCGAACAACGACTCTATAGTTGTTCTATCTTCTATAGCAATTCAAAATTCAACTGGCGGTGCAACCTTTGCTGGTGGTGCTTTCGCGGTTAATCAAATAATTCAAAATGGTGTCGCAAATGCTGTTATCGTTGAAGCGAATACTACCGCCAACAGTGAGGCTCTACTTCTTAAAATTAGACCACTCGCTCAAGATCTTCAAACAGCAAATAACATAAAATGGCGTTTCGCTTCAGGTGAAACAATCATTAATGCAAATACAGCTAATGTTGCTAATGTCATTTCGATCATTGGTAATGGTGCAGATGGTTCTCTGATAACAGATGCTCTCGGAAAGGTAGTATCTATTACTGCGGTAAATCGTGGTGAAGGATATTATTATTCTCCATATGTTACAATTTCTATAACATCTAATTCGGCTATTGGAACTCCAGAAATCGATCAGCTTGATGCTACATCACAAAACTATCTATCTACAATTACAGTAGCAAATTCGGCTTTTTTACCTATCGGCTCTGGTTATGGTTTAAGTGTAAATGAAGGTTGGATATATCAGAAAGGTTTCTTCTCAAGAGTAGAAGAACAGTTAGTAATTGTTAACAAATATTCATCAACAGGTTTCACTAAATCTGTTGGATTTACCACTGATGAAGATATTATTGATAGCAACGAAGATCCTACACTGCTTGATAATGCAACTGGAACTCCGAACGAATCAGCTCCTGGTGCGAACAGACTTAAATTAACACCAAGATTATTCATTTTAGATAAAGCTGAAGCAGATGCTAATAGTGAGTTTCTTCCTATTGTAGAGTTTGCCGACGGTAAACCATATAGACAAAATAAACAAACTGTTTATAACATTATCGGTGATGTGATCGCCAAGAGAACATTTGAAGAATCTGGTAATTACATACTAGATCAGTTTTTACTAACAACTAAAGATTCATCTACATTTTCTGAAAACTCTTCAATATTTAAAATCAATATTGACCCAGGACTTGCATATATTTCAGGTTCAAGAATTGAAACAGTTGAAAATTATACAGCGAACGTTGCTAAAGGCGTTGATGTTATTAATTCTCCGTCATCAACAATTAAAATTGGTTATGGGAATTACGTAAATGTAAATGAACTCGGCGGAGTATTTCAGTTCAATACCGGAGACATTGTTAATCTTTACAACCAACCGGCAAATTATCTAAGTACTACTCCGGGTAATACAATAACACCAGTCGGTTCAATTATCGGAACCGCAAGAATAAGATCACTTGTTTTAGACGACAGTGAAGTAAGTTCTTCTTCAGCAACACATCGACTATATCTGTTTGATCTAGTGATGGATGCCGGTAGCAATTTCAGCAATGTTAAATCTGTTCATTACGATGGTACAAACAAAGGTATAGCTGATATTGTATTGGTATCTAATTTAGCGATACTATATGATACTGCAGCTAAAGGACTAGTCTATAAACCAGTAAATGCAATGCAGTATGCTAACAATATTACATATACATACAGAACTATAGATCAATCTAAGATCGCGAACACCTCTGGCTATGCTACAATTACTCCAGGTGCCGGTGAATTTTTTCCATACACAGGCACACTTAATAATACTGAAAAGCGCGACTTGTTAATTGTTCCACTTAGTAGTTATCAAACATCTGCTAATGCGCCTGGTGGTATCACAACATCTGCAACGTCAGATGTAATCACCGGCACAGGTTCGATGAACTTTACGAATGCATTTAAACCAGGTGATTATATAAAACTTGCAAATTCAACTGTTAATGTTATATCTCAAGTTAAAAATATTGCAAACACTACATCTATGAATGTGTCTGCAAACGTTGGTTCTACAATTACTGGTAATGTTGTTTTATACTTTCCAAAAAATGCACCAATATCACTAACAAACAGAACAACACGTACCGCAAACGTTGCTGCTAATGGTCAGATGACTATATACTTGGCCAACACTATTGCCAACACGACCGGTTCAACATCGTCAGCAAATCTTGCAATATACTACAACGTAACAGCAAATAATGTTAATCCAGCTGTTAAAACTTCTAATAGAAACATATACACAAGAGTAAAAGTAGCAAATAATGCTGGTAGTATTACGGGGCCATGGGCTCTCGGTGTATCTGATGCGTTTAGAATGAGAGGCGTGTATAAAGCATCCGGTGCTTCTACACCAAAAACACTTAATGCGAATACTGGTGTTAATGCAAACTTCATAACAATTTCTAATAATCCATTTGCAAATGGCGACAGTGTACTTTATACAGTACCAGCTTCAAACACTGTTATAACAGGATTAGCAAACAATACTTCATATTTTGTAGTATATGCCAATACAACAGGTCTTGCAGTATCGGCTACTAGAGGCGGAGCAAATATTGCTCTTACCGCATCTTCATTATCTGAAACACATACACTAACAGGTTCACCACTATACTTCGCTGAAGATACATATGGTGTTGAGGATGTTACCAATAGCTTCTATGTTGATAATAATCAAAGAGAAGATTACTTAGACACATCATACTTATATCTTAAACCACGTGGACTTTCACTAACTACAAACGACGTGTTATTGGTTAAGTATGATGCATTTACTACTGGAGCCGGAGTGAAGACTGTTAGCTCATACAGTCTTAATGACTCAGCAAATCTGAGTGTATTATCTGCCGGTTCCAGTATTAATACTCTAGAAATACCAGAAATGGTTGGTATTGACGGTGAGTACTATGATATAAGAGATCAAATAGACTTTAGACCAATATCGTCTAATACTATACCACTGATAACTGAAGTATCAAATACTTCTATTGTTAATCCGTCAGAACCATCTGATGTTAACAGATTTAGTTCTACAGAGCAGAAATTTCCACTGCCAAACTCATCAATGTCTGCAAACATTACATACTATGTAGCAAGAAATGATAGAGTCATATTGGATAATAACGGAAACTTTGTTGTTGTTAAGGGTGCACCAAATGTATTAGATACATTTCCCCCAGAACCAAAAGACAGTATTACTCTTCAATATCTTAGAATACCACCATATCCATCATTACCATTTTCATTGTCTAGTGAAACAGTGGAAATAGTTGACACTAAAGTTGCAAATGAAAAATATGGTAAAAGAAAAGACAATTTTAAAGTAACTACGCCGATCAATAAAGATCAACGCGCTCGCATTCAAGTTAAAAATTATAAGATGACTGATATTGCGACGCTTGAAAGAAGAATTAAAGATCTTGAATATTACGTATCATTCACATTAGCAGAAGCCATCGCTAAATCTAGATTTATTCCAAGCTCTGGTGATAGAACTGTTGATAGATATAAATTTGGTTTCTTTGTAGATCCATTTAGTGATTACAGATTTTCAGACACTGATAATCCAGAATATTGGGCAACTATAAAGGATGATCAATTAATACCAAAACTTAAAGAATTGAATTTCGAATTTGCGTTTGATTCATCGGTTAATGGTGACGTTGCTGCTAATGAAAATACTATTATTACACTACCATTTGTAGAACATAATCTTCTGTCACAAACCGGTGCAACAGACGGACCAGTTGTAATACCTGCAGCGAATAACTTTATTCCAGAAGTATCTACTGGTAACAGCGTTATTACTATTCCGTCTTCTGGTAATACTGTTGTTACAATTCCAATCGTAACTCAGAAAATAACTACAGTTGTAGAAAGAGAAAGGAATACTAATAGAAGCGATTCCGCTCCATATGTATATGACGATTTCTTCTATGCGTTTAGCACAATTGCAGGACCTGTTGAAATCTATTTGAACGCTCGCGACAATAACATGGCGATAGAAGTTAAACAAAGCACTACATCAAATGGACCGTGGAATACTACTACTATCACATCAGCTAGTTGTACACCAATTACAAATTCAGACATACAAACAAAATATATCAGCGGATTAAATGATCGCAGAACTATAGAACATCCCGGTGAACTTCGTCGGAAAAGCTATGGACCCGTCGGAGGCTTTGTTGAAGATCAACAAAAACTCTTATGGACACATAATCCACTGAGCGGACAATATTACAGAATAAGAATATACAAGGGCAAAAATCATGGTGCGCAAGGAAGATCTGGTACATATGGTTATAAGTTGTTCTATCCAACAGATACGGTTACAACAACCACAGTATCTGTAAGAAATCCAACCAACTTTAATTATACCGGTACTGTGTATGAAACCACACCGTCAGAGTTTACTCTTGCAATGTCATATGGAAATATTCTTAGCGGACAGTTTTTACCAGCTGGATTATACGTAGCAGATTCACAGAAGTTTGTAATATCTATTGCTGGTCTTAAGCCTGAAACTTATCATAAATTTTATTTTGCTGGAGAAGATGTTACTAGCAAATGTAAACAGCTTCGCACAGGTACACTAAACACGTCCGGTCTATTAACTGACAACAGAGGTATTATAAGATTTGAATATTATTATGATGCTGGAGTTAATGAAGCGACTACAGATACACAACAGCAGTATAAACTATTAGCTGCTGCAGCTGGTATGAAAATATTTAATTTGAAAAATACTGATGGTAGTTCATATGCAGCGGGTGAAGTAACACTTAAGTATTATACAGCATTGACTGACAGCATCCTAAATTCATACGGTACAGTTAATACTAATTCACCCACAATTAATAGTTATGATTACAGTAGTGGACTTACAACTATTTTAGATAATACTGTATCTCGACCAACATCAACTACTACGGTAAATAGACAGTTTACAAGCGGCAGATTAAAAGATGGAGGCCTAAATGATTTTAAATTTGACCTATTATAATTTTAATAAATACTATTTTAAAGAGGGATATTAATGTCTTTTTTCGATTACATACAGACATTCTATGTTAACCCAGATGCCGTCAACGGCGCATTGGAAATTAACTTATCGTCGATAGAACTTTACTTTAAAGCTAAACCGACGCCATTATCAAACGTGAGTGGTATTCGCAACCCGGGCATATCAGCCTGGATTTGTGAAGTTTCCAACAATCAACCAGAGCCTACAAAAATTGTAGGTAAAAAACTATCATATGTAGAATATGATAGTATCAACACATCTGGTAATGCTTTGTCTGGAACGGTAGTATCATTCCCAGATACAGTCCCACTCAAAGCTGGAAAATTCTACGGAATGGTTGTTAAGTTCGATGATCCTGGGTACACCATATGGCTAAACAAACAAGGTGATAGGCTGGTAAATCAGGCAGGACCAACCAACAACCCGTCGTCTGGTTCACAGAACAGATTTGATGGTACTTTATACAAAGCATCAAATTCAAATGCATATTTAGCATTCTCTGATAGAGATTTAAAATTTAAAGTTAATATTGCCCAATACATAAGCACATCGGCTTCTTTCAATGTTTCCAATAAATCTTATGAATTTTTCACAATTGGATCACCAACAGGTTCATTCCGTGGCGGCGAGTATGTGTGGCAATCTTCATCAAATGAACCGGGCACTATTGCAATATCATCTAGCTCTGCTAATGTTATCGGTGTTGGAACGACGTTTACTACGCACATCGCAGGGCAATATATTGTTCTCTCACAAAACAATGTTTCTGATGTGGTTAAAATTAAAAATGTCGCCAATGCAACGTTTTTAGAATTAGACAGTTTTCCAGCTTTCAGTAATACTGCAACAAACTATATTGCTCCTCCACTGGCTAAAGTTTATTATACCGATTATACTGCGAATCAGTTATTTCTCGTTGATTCAAATGCGGCAAATGCTACATTTAAGTTTACGGCTAATAATAGAGTGTATGGAGAAATATCTAAAGCAACAGCAAATGTTGTATCAATTGATAGATATAAAATAGACACATTCGTTCCAAAATTTACTGTGTCTAATCCATCTTCATCTCAATACACATTACAATATGCTCTTGCAAATTCGACAAACAGTATTAGTGCGTTTGATAATTTAGAAACATTAAAAGAAAATAAAACTAAGACTGAGTCATATATTTTATCTCGATCACAGGAGGTTGTAGAGGCTGGACTATATGGTACTGCTAAAAAGTCTGCGGTAATTAATATAGCATTTAATGTTATAGTCTCTAATACAAATCTATTCACTGCACCAAAAATTGATTCTGGTGAATTGGACATATACATTTATCAAAATGATATTAATGACTATGCATCAACATTAGAAACCAGATATGGAATTTTAAATTTTGATACTGAAATAGAGAAAAACGGACTTGCTAGAAGTAAAGCACCACTCAAAAAAGTAGAGTTTGCTCAGGATAGACCTGCAGAAGATTTAAGAGTATATCTATCTGCATATAAACCAGCTGGGACTGATATTAAAATATATGCTAAAATTCACAACTCTGCAGACAAAGAAACATTTGACGATAAACAATGGACTCCATTGGAATTAAAAGACAATATCGACAGGTTTAGTAATGAAAATGCTGACATCATTGAATATACGTATGGATTACCTCAATACCCTGAAACATATGAAAATCTTACTGGTGAATTCACAACAATAAGCGGAAACAATGTTGTGCAGGCTGTTGTTGATCCTTCGGCCAGCGTTATAGCAGGCGATTTGGTTAAAATCTATAATCCTCTATTGCCTGATAATCATGAAGTTTTTGTTGTTGCATCATCGAATTCTACATCAATCAGTGTAAACAAAGATATAAGCAATTTAAATATTGTCGGAAGTGTTTACGTTGATAGAATAAAATACAAAGGCACTGCCTGGAACAATATAGCAAATGATGATATTTCAAGATATGTAAATTCAGCATCGGCGGAATTCGATACATTTAATACCATGCAACTTAAAATAGTATTCTACTCTGACAATTCATATAGTGTTCCGAAAGTAGAACAAATTCAAGCTATCGGCGTTTCTGCATAATGGAAGATATTAAATATAAAAAGAATCCAGACAATGGTGTAATAATAAATAATGATATTAGTGATTATCAAAAAATTCTTCAAATAAGAAAAAGCAAAAAAATACAAAACGATTTGACGAACACTATTGAAAAGCTCACCAGAGACATACAAACAATTAAAGATTTTTTAGGAATTAAAGACTAATGTCTAAGAATACATCAAATACGGATATAATTGTAGACACATGGGAAATAGCTCTATTAAAACTTAATAGTCTCCTGTATTCATTATCGACTGAAATTATAACTGCAAACACAACATATGCGAATACTGGTAATATTAGTGTAGCTCGTACTTCACAATTGTGGGGCACGTTTGGTTCAAATACTATTGTTGTTGGTGATGTGCTACGTGGTGGGAATGTAAATGGTTTATCAGCGAATTTAAACATTAACAGTAATGTTAATGTAACAAATGCTACATCTAGTGTTATAAACATATTAGTATCTAATAGTACTTCTTTGTCTACTTTAACACCAACATCATTATCCATTGGGAATACTACTTCTAATACATTCAGTAATACTAGTACTATTATAACACAAAGCAACACAACTGTCAACACAAATATTACGAGTTCGTCAATAAAGGTTGAGAATGCTACGTCATCTGCCAATATAACATCTGGCTCGTTTAGTACAGGTTTATTTTTAGCTAATACGAGTGTAATATCAATTGGTGCTAATGTGGTATCTAATACTACAACGATAAGAGTCAACGGTGCATCTGTTAATACGGTTATCAATTCAACCAAAGTATTTCTTGGTAATAGTACTTCTAATTCTACATTAACTCAGATAAGTCTTGGCGTAGCAAATGCTACTCATAATACTAATATTACACCAAATTCTATTAATACGGGCAACGCTACTTCGAACAGTGTATTAAGCCAATCACTCGTGTTAGTATCGAATTCTACATCGAACACAATTATTACTCCAGCCACAATTACTGTCGGCAATAGTACTATCAATTTAGCCGTATCACAAAACACTATTAGTGGTGCTTTCAGAGCAGTTAATGCTGTGGCAATGTCGAATACTTTAATAGTAACTGGCACAGCAACACTGTCGAATACTTTAATAGTAACTGGCACAGCAACATTTAACGGGGATGCTATATTAGGGGATGCCACCAGTGATACTATTATAGTAACTTCTAGAATTGGTTCTAATGTAGATCCATTATCTAACACTTTAAGTTTTGGTTCTACTACTAGAAGATGGAATGTAAACTCTAATAATATAAATTCTAGTGGAACACTATTAGCAACTGGCGCAGCAACACTGTCGAATACTTTAGCAGTAACTGGCGCTACCACATTATCAAATACTTTAATAGTTACAGGTGATGCTACATTTAATGGTGATACTATATTAGGTGATACTGTAACCGACACTATTACAGTAACTTCTAGAATTGGTTCTAATGTAGATCCAGTATCTAATACGCTTAATTTCGGTAGTACTACTAGAAGATGGAATGTAAACTCCAATAACATAAATTCTAGTGGAACATTAGCAGTAACCGGTGCTACAACTCTTTCTAATACTCTAGCAGTAACTGGCGCTACCACATTATCAAATACTTTAATAGTTACAGGTGATGCTACATTTAATGGTGATACTATATTAGGTGATGCCACCAGTGATACTATTACTGTTGCTGCTAGAATTGGTTCTAATGTAGATCCAGTATCTAATACACTCAATTTCGGTTCTACTACTAGAAGATGGAATGTAAATTCTAATAATATAAATTCTAGTGGAACACTAGCAGTAACCGGAGCAGCAACGCTTTCTAATACTTTAAATGTTACCGGGTTTGCAAATGTTCAGTCAACATTGCAAGTTGGTACTAACTTAACTGTTGGTGCTAATGCTAGTATAGGTGAAACTGTACTAATTAAAAACGACTATTTAATACAGGTTGAATCTAATACCGATGTCGGTATTACTACTGGAAGCGAAGTCTTAGTATATAGATTCCCAAAGAGTGTTTATTCGTCTGGAAAATTTGAAGTACAAATCAAAAACACTGGAAATACTCAAATATCAGAATTTGTACTCGCACATGATACTACAAGCGCATATATTACAGTATATGGAACGATAGCTTCTCCTGCTGCAGCTAATGGTTCTATCTCACCACTGGGCAACTTTTCCGCAAATGTAAATGGTGCTAATGTTGATGTATTACTAACACAAACAAATCCAAATTCTGCGGTGAAAATCGTAGCACATTTAATTAAGTAAGGTTATAGATGGCAAATACTGCATTTAAAATAGACAATGGATTGGTTGTATCTGGTCAATCCGCCGACATCTATTCTCCAGTAAAAATATTTAGTACACTAAATGTGTCTTCATCAGTTACGATTGGTGGGTCTTTAACAGTAACTGGAAACTTAACATACTCTAACACTCAAATTTCAGGTGAGTTGGTTCCAACGTCATCCGGCATACCTCTAGGCAACACCGCAAACAGATTTGATTTATATGCTAGAAATATATATGTTGCAAATAATGTATTGCCGACAGCTAATGGTATTGTTCTAGGTGGAGTTTCCGCAAGATTTGATGGATATTTTACAAACATAAATTCAAATGGTATTATAACAGTTGGCACCACTACATTAAATTCTACATTCTATGCCGCCACCGCGAACAACGCAAATACAGTATTTGGGCTTGGTGATAATGGTATCGTAGTAAGAACTGGAAGCGGATCAGGCGCCGTTAGAACTCTTCAATCATCCAATGGTATGTCTATAACAAATGCTAATGGTGTTAGTGGTGATCCTACTATGACATTGTTGATACAGGATGGTTTATTTTCTAATACTACTGGCATGTATATTAATGCGTCTGCAATAGCTATTGGTAATGTACCAATAACTCGTGGTGGTACTGGTAGTACTAGTCAAGCGGGTGCAGCAAATAACATATTACCGGCTCAAGGCGCTCCAGCTATAGGTCAGTTTTTAAGATCAACAGGAAGCGCCGTTGAGTGGGCGGATGGTCCACTTGGATTTACCGGTTCGAAGGGATTTACTGGTTCTCAGGGCACGACAGGATCTGTGGGTTTTACAGGATCTAAAGGTGATATAGGTAACACTGGCTCGACCGGCCCTCAAGGTCCAATAGGATTTACTGGATCAGCATCAACTGTAGTAGGACCGACTGGTCCAACCGGACCAGTCGGGTCTATAGGATTTACTGGCTCGTTGGGTGGGGTTGGACCGACTGGTCCAACCGGTGGAATAGGACCAGCTGGTTTCACTGGGTCTCAGGGTAATCTTGGGTATATTGGATCACAGGGCTATACTGGGTCTGTTGGACCAGTAGGACTGACGGGTGGAACAGGACCTATAGGTTTCACCGGCTCGAAAGGTAATATCGGTAATACTGGTCCAATAGGATTTGCTGGATCAGCATCAACAGTTGCTGGACCTGGCGGAGGTACTGGACCTAT